GGTCTCTGGCATCCGGCAGCATTCGATGACGCCGTGCTCCATGTCGTATGCCCACCCACCTGCCACTCCGGGGTCGATGGCAATCATTTCGACCTCCTTTGCCAATAAGCCCTCATGCATTCGACTCGACTGATTTTTGAACACGCTTGGCAATAGCGTTGCCCACGTTTGGCGGGTTTCTCCCCGTTGCAACGTCGGCACCTGCCATTAGGGGCGAGAATCAGATCACCGTGTGGTGTCTCGATGCGCTTGGTGACGAGGAGCCGTTGGGCGATGCAGAGAGCAGCATCCTTTGCTCGGATCATGGTTGCGTAGTCCTCTGGTGAGACGAGGTGCCATTCACGGCCCTCGTGCAGGATGGTTGAGTGGTTCACTTGCGTGCCTCCTCTCTTGATGCATCGAGGATGTACGCCCAACCGATGCCGGTTGAGACTAGGCCAAGAAGGCCAAATGCGAGTGCGAATCCATCGAACTGGACGGTGGCCAGAAAGACGAAGTCGATGTTTGCGAGAGCCAGTAGGATCGCGCCTTGGATGGTTTTTGATGTCGGTGTCATGTTGAGTAGGTGCCGAGCGAGTGTTCAATGAAGGGGTCAGCTCCCCATGCCGGAGTTCTCCTCCGGTTCTATTCTCGCTCGGCAAAGTGTGGGTTTAGGCTTGCAAACAATAGCACCTTCCGCCTTCCCAAAAGCCCTCCGAAACCACATTCAGAGAGGCGATTGCTTCCGGAAGGTCGTGCAGATCGTGACCTCTCCAGAGGTCAATCTTGAGAGTAGGAGTGAAATCACCCTCTTGATAGGCGTAAGGGACCACAGCCGAGTAAGCCACGTCTCCCGAGGAAAGCAGGTTGTTTAGTTTGTCAAGTTTGTCCCACTCGTTGATGGCGCAGGTGGTTGTGGCGTTGGTTGTCATGGTGTGAGGTTTGGTTGGTTGTTTCGTCTCGGGGTCTCCGCCCCTCAACTGCACCCAGTAAACAACAGTTCTCGTTTTCTGTCCAACAGTTTTTTTATCTTTTTTTTTATGCCCTGCAAACTCGTTGAGTTTGAGGAGTTTACCGGTGCGGATGACCTCACTCACCCGCACCGGACAACCCAGACAACCGGCAAAACCGGATGAACGTGAATGAATCGTCCCACGCTCGAAGCATCCCGTCAACTGCTCCGAAGTCCCTAATGCTCAAAGGGTTTCCGCGAACTCAACAACCCCTGATAGAGTCCGCTTCACAAGTGCTTTCTGCTCAGCGGTTAATGCCTTAACATCAACACGTTGCAACCACCTGCGGAAAGACTGTGCAACCCTTTCAACCGTCGGCAGTTCCTTCGTGATTGGTTTCCCCTGCTGGCGACACCGGAACTTCGTCTTATTCCACTGATTTTCAGGAAGTTCCAACCACGCCTGAATCTCAGTTTGGAGCTTGGAAAGGTTGGCCGAGGTCATGCCGAGTTCGTCTGCTGCCTCCGCCAGAGTCGTCCATCCGATGAGCGGCTGTAGGTCGGCAGCGAAGCAAAGAGCCACCGCTTTTGCCTTGGCATCCCCGGGGCCGAGCATCCACGCGAGGATGCGGTGCAGGTGTGCGCCACCCATGGCTGACGCGGTTTGCTCGACGTGGAGGAGCTGCTCTGCCTCGTGCCAGCGGAGGATTTCGGTAGCGGTGAAGACGGAAACACCGAACCGCTCAGCGAGCAGTTCGGCGGGAGTGTCGAGGTGTTCGGGTGTCCAGTCGGGTTGCATTGCGCCACCCTTTAACACGCAACAGGTTAGAGTGCACTTTCAAACAGTGCTGCCTCCGCGTCTCTGCGTCTTTGAAGTTGAGTTGTATCGGGCCAGAGCCTTTTCATAAGTCGGATTAGAGCTGGCACATCTTGCGGTCGGCCATGTCGTAAAGCGTTTTGAATACCAAGCATTTCTGTCCTGCGCTCCCCGGAAAGCAAGACTCCACGGTTGAAGACCAGTGAGAGAAGAGCATCCCGTGCGGGTGCTGGAAGCGTCTCCGCTTGCGGGTAAATCCGCATGGTTTGCAGGTAGAACCGAGGCACCGTGATGCGCTCGAACACGTCCAGAGCCTTTTCCCACGGGATCTCTAAATCGCGAACAGCAGGACGAGAGGAGAGCCAGAGCCTAGCACTCTCACCTCGAATGCCGATGGCTCCCTTGAGCAACTCCAGACTCGAGTCGGCCAGCATGGACCACGCTTCGAGCAGTTGGCTCTCGGTATTGTAGCCAGCATCCCAACCGATGCCGATGGTAACACCGGATTGAACACCGGGCCACGTCGGACGACTCAGGAACTTGCGATAATAGGGTTCTCCGCCCCCGACCTCATAATCGAGGAGCAACTTCCGGCCTTGGTCTGAGAGGGTCATTGGTGGCGGTCTCCTACACGCTCGGCCAGCTCCGAAACCTTCTCCCAGAGTTTGGATCTGTCGACCTCGCAATCTTTGATTTTCGAGGCTAACCACCAGATGGCGATCCCCATTGCAGCGGCCAGCGGCCCTTGCTGCACCAACGCCTCAGCGAGCTTCTCAATCACGGGTTCTCCCTCCGAAAAATGTTGATGGCCGAGTAAACCGAGACGCCAGCGGTCAGCACCGCGTCGGCTTGCTCTGGAGCGATTTTGAGTCCCGCGAGGGTTAGGAGAGAGATGACCCCTCTCCAAGTGGAGGGTTCGAGAAGACGGGCGATGATGTAGTGCATACTCAATCAAGCGTGAGCCATCAACTGAGTGCCGAATAGTCCAGCCCGTAGCCGACCGTCCACGGCCTGTTGTGGTCCTCGTACCAACCCGCACCGCTGAACACGTCGCGGAAGTCAGAAAATGCTCGCTCGAACTTTGGCCTGACAGCATCGAGCGAGAAGTTTGCCTTAGCAAAGGCGACCATCTTTGAGCGGTCGATGTGGCAGCCAAGTCGAATCGCTCGCAGAATGTCACCCATGGTCGAGCACCGGAACCCGTTGACCCCGTCAACGATGTACTCGGTCATGGCCCCCATGTCCGAGCAGATCGGAACGCATCCCGAGAGCATCATTTCAACGGCTGTCCCGCCGAATGGCTCCCAATACGTTGAGAGAAGGAACCCGAACTGAGCCTTGGCCATCAACTCTTTGCGCTCCTCAATGCCCGCGTAGCCAATGAACTCGACGTGCTCTGGCCATTCCTTGAGGCCGATGCCCTCTGGTCCACCTTGGCCAGCGACCTTGAGTCTCACTCCCATGCGCTTGCACGCATCGATGGCGAGATCCAATCCCTTGTTGGTTCCGAGACGACCGATGAACAGCGCATAGTCCTCTCGCTTCTGCGTCGGGTCGAAGTTGCGCGTGTCGAAGTAGTTGGGCACCACTCGCCAGTACCACTTCGGATTACAGTACGAAACGCCCTCAGTCCCGACGAATGCCGAGCGCAGTGGATAGGACTCGTAACACCGGAAAGGCGCGAACGCATGGCCACTGCCGATGCCGGGTTCGACGATGATCAGGTCCTTGTCAGCGTTGGCGATGTGAGTCGCTTCCTGCGTCCCACCCCAGAAAGCCAGCACGATGTCGCCTTTCTTCTTCCGTCGCTTGATTGCCTCTCCTGCGATGAGGTTAAAAGCCTTGTGCGCTAGGTCTTGCGAGGAGTGCTTGAACTGATTTCTGCGCCAGTCGTAATCGCCGTAGGTCTCTTGCAGGATGTCACGAGAGGTCACGTTGACGTGCTCGTGAGCGGCAGTGATGGAGTCGGGGTGTCCGTAATGGATCGTGCGGTATTCGCTCGAGTCCTTGAACATCTCCAAGAACTTCAAGACTTTCTGGGTGAACGCGCACGCTGAGTAATCGGGGTGGGTGACGGTATGAGGAACCCCTAGGCAATGGAGAGTTGTCATCCTCTCCAGCCTAGGGGTTTTCTCATCTCAATGGCTACTCGTAATAAGGGATGCGCTTGCCACTGCCAGCGTCAAGCCATCCGACAACCGTCGAGGTGTTGGATGGAGCGTCCCCTGTTGCATAGTTCGGGCCTGTAGGGCCTTCTGGTCCAGTTGCTCCGGTTTCGCCAGTTGCTCCAGCTTCACCAGCACCCGTCGCCCCCGTCGGCCCAACTTCTCCGCTTGGTCCCGTCGCGCCCGTCGCGCCCATCATGTTTGCATCCGTGCCCGGAACGCCAGAAGGCCCCATCTCACCGGTTGCTCCCTGCGCTCCCTGCGGCCCCGTTGCGCCAACATTGCCATCCATGCCGGAAGGACCAGTCGCACCCGTCGCGCCAGCTACCAATGCCCAGAACTGGTAGTTGTTGTTGGGTTGGTAGCCATTGTTG